AGTCTTATGAAGGCGTCCGCCGTATCCGTCAGGGATGCCGAATTTCAGCCGCGCTGCGTCGTCCGCTGCGGTCGCAACCTTGATCGCGCCCGTCATCCGCTCGCGGTAGAAGACGATGACCTCTGTGCGCACCGACGACTCATCGACCTCCATCTTGCGGTGCTCGAACAGTCCGTTGCACGTCCAATCAGGCGTCGTGTTCGTGCGGTCTGGATCATAGACGCACGGCTTGAGAAGGCCCGAAGTTGGATCGTAGCGCATCCGATAGATGAACCCCGTTGGCTCGATCAGCCGCTTTTGCGCCTCCCAGACGTTCGTCTCCGCGCCCGCGAAGTGTTCAACGTGGAACCCCGGTGCGTCGATCTCCACTACACTCTCGTTGAAGCCATGGTCTGTGAGCATTTGGCTCATTATCGAGACGGCATCTGCATCGCGGTACTCAATGGGGTCGTAGTAGTGCTTGTCCTTGTAGGCGTACTCTTTCCCGACCGGCCTGCAAACGATCGTGTCCTCGCCCTCCACGTCGGTATCGACCGACACGCTTCCTGGCCCGATGAATCCCCGGAACTTCTCGTACCAGTTCGCCCCGTCGTCCTTCGTCACCTCAAGCATGATCTCATGGTAGTAGCCGAGCAGTGGGTAGTAAGTTCCGCCCACGTCGTTCATCGTCGAGGCCTCATCGTAAGGGTCGAGGTTCACGTTCGGCGTCACATCAACGAAGGCGGAGTAGGCATTGGCAAACGTGATGTCCACGGAGTTCGTGTCCTGGTCGATGTCGTCGGACTCGCCCACGCTGAGAACCCTGTCCGACACGTCAATCCACGATCCGCCGTGGTCTTGCACTTTCACACGGATGCCCATTTTCGAAAGATCGGCCGCATTGACCATCGTTCGCATCTCAGCCACGCTCCCATCGACGGCCCGCTGCCGTTCCGGATCTCAACTTGTCTATGTGTCGGCGCTCGTGGTCCACTACGCGTAGGATCGTGCGCCCTCCAATGTTGACAACGGAGGTATGCTGGTAATAGAGGTCACCGCTACCCGCAGCTGCGCCCGCATAGGCGGGATGGGGGCCACCGAGCGCGATGCTCTCAGCCGTGGGGAGGCCCGTTGAGAGGGGGATGACGGCTTCTGGTCCGGCCTCGCCGATGAGGGCAAGCGTCGGCTTCGTTACGATGCCGCCTTCAGCATATTCCAAGTATGGTATCTTGTTGCTCTTGCTGCGGGTAAGATTGATGACCCAAGCGACAGCGTTATAGAGCATCTTGAATGGGGCCAATACCGCTCTAATCACGACGGTAAGAATATCGATCAGAACGGCAAGTGCACCGAGACCTATCAATAGCGCCCCGCCGATGACTTGGATCACTGGCCCCAATGCCTCGAATAGCCGTCCGAGAGCTTCAGCGACGGGCTTGAGCCCAACTCCAAGTGAGAGCTTGATCTGATCCCAAAGGCTCAATGATTCGCTGCTCCAGATGACTTTGAGCGCGCCTACTAAATCGCCCTCCTCGGCGAGCTTCATGGCGTTCACTGTCTCTATTCCGCCGATGACTTTCTTCCCCCATTCCTCCAGTATGCCCTTGATGAATTCGAAGAGTGCATCGGGTTCCGTTGTGAGGTCATCCCATAGATTGCCCAGTGCGTCGAGAATGTCGTTTACAATCTCCACGAACAGAGGCCAGACCTCGCTTTCCATGAATGGCCAAAGGGTGTTCTCTAAGAACGGCACGACCTTGCTGGAGATGAAGTCGTAAACCTCCGTCGCCCATTCGAGGATCTTCGGGAAGACCTTCTTCGTGAAGAACGGCCCGACTTCTGCCTCCCAGAACTTACCAAAGCCGATCAGCGCCGCCTCTAAACCGGGGATCATCGTCCCCGTGAGCCAGCCCGCGAGGCGCATCAGCCCTTCGAGCGCGGTGTTGATCGCCGGACTCAGGGCATCGCTCAGAGCTGCTGCCAGGTCAGGAAGCGTCGCGCCAAGCTCTCCCATCGACTGCGCGAAGAGCTTGAGGTTCGGCAGAATGGCCGCCAGCGTGTCCACGAAGAAGGTCGCCGCGCCCTCAATCGAGCTGAAGAAGAAATTGAGGAATCCCCGAATCGTTCTCGCCAGGTGCAGCTTGAGGGCAGGCAATACCTCTTCCTGAATGCGCTGGCCCAACTTTACGAGCCGTTCGCCGAATAACTGCAAGGACGGCAGGATCCCGTCGAGCACAATCGGTCCCAACTCAGTCCATATATCGGACATGATGTCGAAGAAGGACTGGAAGACGCTGATTACAGAATCAATCGCTCCCCTGAATTGCGCGATAAGGGTGGTAACCCATTCTGGAAGCTCTACTCCCCCGCCGCCTGTTGTTCCTCCAGGCGGCTCTATTGTTCTCAATTCTCCAGGCTCGCCAGGCCGCGCCGCCCTCCACTCAGCACGCGTTACCTTATACCCGGTCGGCACATTCAAGCTATTGAACGAATCTATGGTTTCCTGTACGCTTTCCGTCGTCTCATCGACAGCGACAGTTAGTTCCTCGAAGAGTCCAACTAGTATCCAGGCCCAACCCATCATGGCATCGAAGATTTTGGATGTCAGGTTGTTTATCGCTCGCTGAAGGCGCATGTACGTTTCCGTCGAGGTAAAGAGGTCCACGAAGTTCTGTGTAAGCCGTCTCGCCGCAGTTGCGAGATCCCCGAAGACAGAGCGCACGATGTTCGCAGCTTCCTGAAGCGCTTCGTTCATCATCGCAATACCTTCATCAGCCAATGACTTGATGTAGTCAAGAAGCGCGATGACTGCGGATACGACCCCGGCCACTTTTGTTAGCTTTTCAGCTAGCGCGGCTGTCGCAATAGCCTTGTCCGATATCTCTGCCCCTTTAGCCTCCGCGGCCGTTTGCACTCCTGCATCCTCCGCGGGAGGCCCGCCCAACATCTGCGGGACGGCAATGGTCGGGGCCAGTGCTTCTATCGCCGTAGTCACACCAAATGTCATGGCTTCTGCAAGGTTGTCAAGGGTAGTATCTCCAAAGTCAACAGTGAAGATGTCCGACTTCAATGTCTCAGATACCCCGAATGATACGGCGTCCGCGATAGCCTCGGCGGGGGTCACGCCGAACGTCCTGTCCACAGTAACTGTTGGTATCTCCCATCCGCCGCCAGTTATCCCCAGCGCGATCGTCTTGGCTATCTCTTCTACGTCGCCGAGCAGTTTGGCCGCTGGACCAAGAGCGGACTCTATATCTTCAGCGGTTATCCGCCCGGTGATTACAGCCATCGCGGCATCGATGGCCTTCGATACTACTGTACCCATGTCGCCAGGCAGCATGAACTGAAGGATTTCGGTAATGATGTCCGCAAATTGCTTGGCGGCACGGCGTTGTGCTTCGGCAAGACGTTCTGTCTCCTGCGTCAGTTCTTCCAAACTCAGCCCGAATCTCGGGAATGTATCGGAGATCAGCGCGTGCATCTGTCGTGCCCATTCCTGCGCAGCGGTCGTGAAGGTCGATCCGGGGCCGAAGATACGTTCAAGGTTGGTTTGTAGCCCTTCGATCATCGCGCCGCCTGAGATGATCCCGCCCACGATGTCGGCAGCCTGTCCGGTCGTGCTGGCACGCAACAACATGTCAGTTATCGAACGGAAGAGCGCCTCAATGTTTTCACGCGCTCCGGCGACCAATTTCACGGAATTGAGCGCATCGGTGAACAGCTTGACGGCTCCCGCTGCGTCCTCCGCTGCGCCGATCGCGGCTTGTAGTTCATCGTAGACATCCCGAATGGCATCGGCGTAGTCGAGATTCAAGGCTTCGGCCATCTCTAGTGGACCTTCGAGTCCACTGACTTTCTTCTTCAGTTCATCCCACTTCTTGGATGCTTGATCGAGCGTGATGTCGCCAGCCGTGATCTCTCCAAGGAGTTCATAGAACTCCTCTCTCACGGCCTCCAGCTGCTCCGCGACAGAAGGGATCGCTTCGGCGGTGGCCTCTATTTCTGGGTTCAAGATATTGCCGATGAACTCCGCTACAGCATCCATCGGGACACCGATGGCCTCGCCTAGAGCCGTAGCGTATGTCGCCACCATGTCATCGGCCCAAGTAGCGATGATCCGTTGGAAGAGAGCGAACCGCTGTTCGTCGGTCATCTCATCGACAAGACCCTTGAACGATTCCTGCCACCGTTTGATTCCAGCCGCAGCCTGTGGGAGCGTTTCGGCCCTTGCGATCTCATCAATGGCCGCGAAGAACATTCGTAATGCGGAGGTAGCAGCCTCCAGAGACACGCCCTCAATGCTCTCTGCCCAGCCGCGAACCTCGTCTACGAGGAATCCAAGGAAGGACGCCATCTCTTCTTTCGTCAAGTCCGAGATGGATTTCGTTTCGAGTTCGGCCAGTTCGTCCTTGAGCATCATCGGCATGAATCGCGCGACGGCCTCAGGAATCCCCGTTAGTCCATCCATGACCTCCATCGTCAACCGCTCTTTCCAGTCGGCGGCCATGGATTCGATGTCCTCGGGATCGAGAATGACGCCAAGAGCAGAAGAGACGGCCTTCATGCGTTCATACTGCTCTTCCATCACCCAGTCTACTGATTTCAAGAGCCCCGCGTAGTCCACCTCGTACATCTCGCCCATTACGTCTCGGAGGGCGTTGAAGAATGCGGTCGTATCTTCGATCTCTGGGTTCAGCTGTCGAAGTTGATCGAACAGCCCCCGCATTGCCTCATCGCCAGCGGAGATGCGTTCTGGCAATGCGCCGACAGATTCGGCCATCGTCCCGCGCAGGATCTCGCGCCGGGCCTCCTGCATTGCGGCCGCCTGCTTGACAATGTGGTAGATATAGATCGAGAGGGTTGTACCAGCAGCAAGCGCAGCGCCGATCGCCCCGCCCTTCACGAGGCCCATGCCAGTCGCGCCGAACAACTTCGCGACCATCGCGCCGCCAAGGGCATATCCCAAAGCGTTTTTGAGCGACCCTTCGAGCACGCCTCTCACTTCGCCTTCGCCAGTTACGGCGGCCTTCAGCGCGATGTTGAGTTGGAGCGCCCCCTGGATCGCCATCCCTGCCCCGAGCAGCGCGCCAAGGCCGGTCCCAAGCAGCGCAAGAGGCGTCATGCCGCCAACGCCCTTAGCGAGAGCGCCACGAATGCCCCCCATCACTCCGGCTGCGCCTGTCGTGGCGACCGCCGCAGCGGGGGCCGCCGTAGAGGTCGTCGCCCACTGCCAGTTGAGGGCGGCCGTCGCAGCCGCAAGCTCTGCCGTCGCCCCGGTAGCCGCTTTGGTCGACGCGATCCAGGCGAGCAGCGCGGCATTGGCCTTCACGATCGCGGCGGACCCGACCTTGTAGAGAGCGAAGACAGATCCAAGCACGGCTATCGCCGCCAACGCATGAGCCCCGCCGATGGCTACCAGTGCCTCGGAAATCAAGGCGAAGCCCTTGGACAGCAACAACACGATGTCCAAAACGGACTTCATCGCAGGCAGGAAGATCTTGCCCATTGAGATTGCCGTGTCCTGCAAATGGGTCTTGAGCACGGTAAGCTGATACGGCCACGATTGCGAAGCCTTCTCAAACGCGCCCTGCATCTGCCCCGCTGCGTCACCCATCCGCCGCAAGTCTTTGCGGAACTCCCCCGCAGCCGTCGTCGCCAACGGCAAAACAGCCGTCACCGCACGGACGTTCGAGAACAACTGCTCCATGCGGATGCCCGTCTTGTCCGCATAGCTCCCGATCATCCCTACGGCTTCAGCAAATCCGTGCGTCTCGACCAGTGCGCGCCCGGATACATACCCCAGGGCGCTAATGACATCCTGCAATTCCTTCCCCGGCCGCAGGATCTGCATGATCGTCTGGCGCAACGAGGTCACGGCCCAGTCGGTTTCAATGCCCTGCCGTGTCAGCGTAGCGATCGCGGCTGTCATTTCTTCGACGCGGGCACCAGCAGGGGCAGCAACGCCGGCGAGGCGGCCGAACTGCGCGCTTAGTTCAGAGTAAGTGGTTTTGCCAAAACGCACAGAAGTGAAGAGCAAGTCATTTACATATGTTGCCTCCTCCGCACTCATCCTGTAAGCGTTGAGAACGGTCGTCGTCATATCTGCTGCGGTGAAGACATCGGACAGGCCTGCCGCCGCGCCCTTCATCGACGCCTCAAGAATCTTCATCGCATCTGCGCCGTAGAACGTAGCAGAGTAGATCTGGTACATGGCCTTCGCGGCCTGTGTGGCGGTGACGTTGTACTCGCGAGCAACCGCCCGAAGCTCCTCGCCGAGCTGCTGCATCTTTTCGGCGGTGTAGTCTGTCAGCGTCCAGATGTTGTGAAGCTCGCGGTCGAATGAGACGAAGGCATCGACAACTTCCTTGATCCCTCTGGTAATTGCGTAAAGACCGACGCCCGCCCCGGCAAGGCGGGTCATCGTACGCGTTATTCTCGTGGCGGTCGTCTCGGCAGTGCGGGCCGCTGTCGCCATGCCCACGTTGTAGGCATCGGCACGCAGCCCGAGTTCTGCCCAGACTATCCCTACAGTACCAAGATCATCAGCCATGCGGCGGCCTCAACCCCTTTGCTTCGCACTCTTGCCGAATCAAATCCACCGTGTAGTCCGTATCTGCCGTCGGCTTCGGAGACGCCGCCCTTGCTCCTTCTACAGCCTCCTTGTTCGCAAACCCCGGCCACTGCCGCGCCATGCGGTATCGGAATAGGCCGTCGAGCCCCCGGATGAGGAACCCGAATTGGAGATCGTCCAACAGGAACACGTCCGACAGCCTCTCGAATCCGTACTCCGCGAAGAGGATCGGCGCGTACTCCTCATAGTTGACCTCTCTCAGGTTTCGGAGTTCGTCTTCGACGGCTCCATCTCGTTTCCCGAACCACCGCCATATTTGTCAACGAGGTCTTTCGCCGACTTTACCGCCTCATCCTTCGCAACCTCGTCGGGGATGTTGACCAAGCCGATGACCCACAGGAACACGGTGTCCAACAGTGCCTGATCGTCGCCGAAGAGTTGCTCAACGAAGGCGCGATTGACCTCGACTGTCTCTTGGTCCTTGCCCTTCACTGCGGTTCGTTCGAGCTCCGTGCCATACTCCTGCTGAAGCGACAGCATCACTGCGTAGACCTTGACTTCCGTGTCGAATGGTGCGAAGATAGCCCTTGCGTAAGGTTCCCATCTCCGCATGATCCCCGCTTGAAGCTGCGCCTCCCACAGTTGAGCATCCGCATCCGACGCGAACTTCTCTGGCAGACCTTCTGCCCTAAGATCCTTCACGACCTGCTCGATGCAGCCTGATTGCTCCATCACAGCACGGTTACGTGTCAAGGACAAACTGAAGTCTTTCGCGTCGGTTGTCTTGCGGACCTCTTTCTCGAATATCGCTTGGTTCTGAAGCGAGAGGCGGGGGCAGGATAGATCTGCCCCCGCTACCTCGAAGGTCCTCTTGTGAGCGTGTTCACTGGCAGCGTCAAAAGCCTTGAGCAGATTCGATTTCTTCGCCATGCGCATGTCCTCCTAACTACCGTTCCGCATACCCAATCAGCCCGTTAGCGGTCAATGAAATGTTGTGCGTCTGGATCTCTCCGGGCGCAGCCGACCACTCCGCGCCGTGTACGAGTCCCCAGAACTCGTGCCGCTTCGATGTCTTTGTCCCTTTCTGCGTCCACAGGACACAGTAGAGATTCGTTTCTGCCGCAAGTTCGGCCCCCAATCCCTCACTAGAGACCCAGAAGGCGGGGATCGTCATCGCCCCCTCCTTCATGATCGTCGGCGCGAAGGACCGAAACCCAGTCGTGCCAGCGGTCGCGAACGTCGTTATGTCTTTCTTGTCCCATCCGCCGGGCAGGCCCATCGGCCCGAAAGCCCCTGCAACCTGCTCCAGCACAACGAGAGTGACGTTGTCGATGTTCACAACCTGCGCCAGTGCGGCATTCGAGAAGATCTCGATCTTGAGCTTCTTCGTGTTCTCGACGGTCTGTAGGTCGATGGAGAAGAAACCATCAACGCCGTATGTGAGAACCGGCGAGTAGATAGGATGCTTCGAGATCATCGTCACCGAAGCGTTACCGAGATCTGCGTCTGCGACGGAAAGGCATGTGATCTTGAGCGTTGCTTCATCGCTCGCTGCGTCGAACCGCGCCCAGCAGCTTGCGTGGAGTCGCCAGATCGCGGCCTGGTCTGCCGTGATTGCGTCATCCAATGTGATGATCTGCGAGATTCCCGCCTTGTTTGTTCCGTCGTCCGTGAGGACGCAGCCATAGGAGCCAAGTCCGTATCCTTTCGCCGCCGTGGCAACCGCCGTGCTTGGCGGCGTGCTGTCGTCTGTCCAGCCGGTGAGGTCGCCGGTCTCGAAATCGCGGTTCGTCAACGGCTGATAGACAGTCGCTGCCCCGATGGTGAGGCCCACGGCCCGGTAGAACCCGGCCAAGAACCCCTGGACGGGCGTGAATGTATCAGCCATGCGTCCTCACCTCCCCTACGCAACCAAGTTGCCGGTCAGAGCGCCCGTGAACGTGAACGTCACATTCATCAACTGGATGTCATCGAGTGACGCCGCGTATTCGTAGTTGACCAAAGCCTGCCCAGAGAGCAACGTGTTGCCAGCCACTGCGTCCTTGATGATGAGCGCGTCCGTCGTTCCCGCGATCGATGAGACAAGACAGGCGGCAACGCCATCGTTCGCCGGGTCCCACGCTACAGGCACCGTGAACTCCATCTGGTCGTATAGCCCTACCGTATAGGACCGAAACGGGACGATTCCGTCACTGATGCATGTGATCTCGATCCTCCCTCGATTCACACCGCACCGCAGTTCCCCCCGGACGTTGATCTTCGAGGCCGAAAAACTCAGATCGGCCGCGTATCCTTTGGATGAGGTAAACGTATCAGCCATGTTCTACACCTCCCTATGAGGTCGATTGATTCGCCAGCAGGTACGTGACCCGCCGGGCACCTTGGTAGTGGGTTACATCGTTCTGGATGTAATCCGTGATTCCAGCGCCTGAACACTCCATCCTGCAACTACCCCAACCAGTGACGGTGATGAACTCGCCATCTATCGCTTTCTCGATCAAGGACATGAGATCGACGCACGCAGTGTAAGAAGAAGCCCAGCCTTCGATTTGCGCTCGGAAGAGCACAGAGTCCGGCTCGTTATAGGTCAGTCCGTGCCGCGTTCTATGCGGCAAGACGATGACCGTGACGTAGGGCTCGGTCTGGTTCAGCGGCTTCGGTGGCGTGATCCGCGTGCTGACGACCGCTTTGAGGGCAGTATTTGCCAACAGCTTTGAGATCAATGCCGTATAGGCTACATCAGAGATCGACGTGTCCATCAGTCTCCTCCTGCTGTTGCGAATGTGCGTCCGGCGATGCGCCCCATGGATTGCTGAAGCCCGACAATGCCGCTGCTCCATACCGCACTGGCCCCGAGGATCTCCTTCCAACTGTCCCATACCTCATCCAGCGTCAGCGTCACCCAGGGCCGGGGCAGCATGTTGATCTGCGGCGCACCGACTTCTAGATAGAGCGCGTAGATGAGGTACGTCCCGTCCTTCGCGTGCGTATAGAGGATGCCGAATCGCCCGCGCATCTGGAGCTTCGCTCCGCGAACATCGTAGGTGATGCTCTCCTGGAGGTTCCCTCTCCAGTTGCTCGGGAACCCCCACGGCTTCGACGGAGATGGTTCCTCGGGAATGCTGGCCGAAGCGTGTTCTGCGGCCAGCTTCACGCATTCCTTGAACCGCTGCCGTAGCGTCTCGTCTACGCGGATGTCAATCGGCTCACGATTCCACTGGATCTGTGCCAGCGCCGTCGCGTGCGTGCCGCGGATCGAGGAGCCGATCTGCGGGATGACTTTTGAGACAGCCATCACGAGATCACCCCCTTCGCGGCCACAGCAAACGTCTCCAACAAGATTCCGCGATGATCGACATCCTCAATTGCGATGATCTCCCAAACGTCAGTCCCATATTTGATTCGGTCCTTCACCTGAACGTCCTCGGAACCGGCGAACATGATCCGCCGCGCACCCGTCTCTGAAACAGCAGAGCCGAGCGCCTTCAACTTCTCGCGGTCCTCCAATGACAGCGAAGACAGGCGGCAATTCATGTTCTGTCTGGTCGGTGTCGGCGAATAGCCATACAGCGTCTCGTTGCAGGCACTCGTAGACGGCGTTGGCCGATGCAGATCGACCAATTGTCCGAGTCCGATCATGCGACGGTTGATACCTCCCATGGGCCGTGTGCGAGTCGTGCGTACAGGTCCGACAGCAATGAGTTGTCGGATTTGAACGTATAGCTTGACACGCCAATCTCAGCCCTCGTTACTCCCTTCATCTCGCGATACCGTTCGTGGATTCGCATGAGTTCTCTCGTGACCATCTCGGTGATGATCGACTTGAGTTCGCGGGGGATAGCGCGATGGCTAGCCCCCGCAGTATCCGAATACCCACCCGTGTAGGTCACAACGATGGCTTTTTCGGCGATCGTCACCGGTTCAAACTGCTCATACCCGGCACGAGAAGCGGCGAGGATCTTGATGTAGCGGTCGTAGACCACAAAATCATCATCCTCGTCTAGTTCCTCGTCGTCCCAAGTCAAGCTGTCAACCGCAAGGATCGGCGGATGGGAAACCTGCACGATGTAGTAGCCATCGAAGGTCTCCGTTACTTCGGCTTCGTCGAACCCATACCGCGAGTCTCGATGACAAAAAGCGGCGGCCTCGGCAAGCGCGTCAGAAATCATGCCGGTGACACTTAGGCCGTAAGAGGTCGAGTAGACCGAATCGGCCAGCGTCAGCGTGATTCCCGTCCGCTGCTGGATATCAGCACCTGTAGGCCACGCCATTTGCCATCACTCCCTATGCCACAGGGCGCACAGGAGCAGCCCAGCCAACGACGCCAAGACCGAGAATCGCGTTCTTACCGTTTGTGATCGTGTACTGGGCGCGGACGTATCGGCGCAGATACAGAAGTTCCTCTTCCCCGAACGTCTGATCGCCAGCCGTGGCGATCTCATACGCCGAGGAGAGAACATCTGCCCAGGCATCCGCATCGCCGTCATCTGCGCTCGTCTGTACCATGATCGACACCGTGGTCCCGGAATCAAATGCACCCGCCGCAACGACCAACATCCCATTGCGGCAGTGGCCCATATCAACGCCGGTCCCATTGACCTCCGAGCCAGTCCCAGCAACCGTCTGAGTCTCAAGGAGTTGCCCGATTTTCATTACAGCGTCAGAATTTCTTTCCATTGTTCGTCACCCCCTACGCGGTGGTCACGCCGGTCAGAAGCTGGAAAGCCTCCAGCCGTCGCGGCCCGCCATCGACTTCGTGTACCGCGATCAACTGCACCTGGAGCTTGCGGCTCAGGGTGTAGGGATCAACAAGGATCTCGATTGCGCCGCCGTCGGCGATCGTGTAGTCACGACCGATGCCGCAGAAGACGATGTACGTCTCGTTCCCGCCGCCGCCAAGGTTCACCGGGATTTGCGTGGTTGTGTAGACCGGGTAGCCGAGGACGCGATCCGGTGGCCGACTCGTGAGGTCGATCACGTAGTCATACGCCCCGACCCCCGTCTTGTGCTTCTGAAGATACCCAAGAACGTTCGGGTGCATCCACAGCGAGGTGTTCCCATCCCCGTCAGCCAGCGGGATGTTGCGGCTAAGCAGGGTTGTTCGGGCGTCGATGAGTTCGTCAAAGTCCGGTGTCCCGATCGACCCTGTTGAGTAGGACGCAATGCCAGGCCAGTTCTTGAGGCCTGTCGGCTGCATCCCGCCGAGGCCCTGGATGAATGCCAAGTCCTCTGCAAGCGCCATCTGCTCGGTGATGTCCGAGCGGATGATCGGCTCAACCGCCACCGCCGCGTGCTGAAGCAAGTTCTTGCGAATCTCAACTGCGGCTGCAAGCGGACGCAGCGTCAGGGACAACTCCCCAAACGTAATTGCGCTCGCCGTTACATCTGTAGAAGGAGCGTCGCCGACCCAGTAGGCTGTCGTGTTGCCCGTCTTCTTCGGCACCGTGGTTTCCTTCGGCGCGTCCGGCAGCACCTGCGCGCCAGCCCGACGCACAACAGTGCGTGCCGTGTACTGGCCGATGATGTCGGTGCTCACAACCGTCGGGACGAGGAATCCGCCAGCGATCATGGACTCAAGATTCATGTCCTTGACGCGCTGTTCGTCGATTCCAGCCTGGGAGCGCAGGAAGTCGCGCTCAAGCTCGTTCCCGATCATCTCGCCCTTTGTCGACACCTCGCCGTAAAGTACATACTGTGCGGCACGCGCAATCGAGAAGTTCTTGATGTCGTCCTGGGTCCAGGTTCGCGTATGGACCGCTGGCCCCTTAAACTTCTTGTCCTCAATAGCGTCTTCGCGATCGACGGCTTTCGTAGTGTCAACCGCCTCGATCTTCCCAACGTTCTTGCGCAGAACACCGATGGCCTCCCACTGCTTCGCGGTGAAGAGGGGATCGGCATCTTTCTGCACGGGATCGCCGGTCTTCGGCTCCTCGGCCTCCAGCATTTTGCTCGCGGCCTCAACGACCTTTGCGAGTTCCTCTGGGGTCATCCCGAGAGTCTTCAGGTCTTCCATGCTACACCTCCAGTTGTTTTCTGATCGTTTTGACCGAAAGCTCGGCCAACTTCCCTTCTGCCCACGCCGCCCGTTTGTCGGACCACGTCTGAAGCTGCTCAACAGCTTCCGCCTTGGAGAGGACGCCCGCCTCGAATGCCCCCAGGATCGACTCAGGGGTGTCAAGAATCGGTTCATCTGCCATGCCAGCATTGCTCGCGGCAGGCTCGAACGCCCCGCCACGGCTTCCACAATGGCTCCTCGCGGCAGCCTCGGTCCAAACGTCTTTCGGGTAACGAAGGGCTTGAATCTGTGACTTGCCGTCCTTGATCCCGTAGATCACGTCGATACACTTTCCATCGTGTTTCTCCGCGCAGTTCTTCCGCGCGAAGCTATCGAATTGAGAGGACCCCAAGATTCGGCAGGCATGTTCATTCGCATAAGGCTTCATCTCAGTCTTCATTCCAAGCGCATAGACTTTCTGATGCTCGACCCTCTCGAACGCACTCTTCAGGAGAGGCGACGGGCCGTTAAAGATCATCTCACCAGCCAGTTGCATGTATTGCTTCACCCCGTCCGTCCTCGCGGCGTCGGGATTCGCCGGGATACTCACGATGCTGTGTTCAAGGAGATCCCATTCCTTGAAGTCGATCCCCCACGTCGAATCCTCGCGCCGCTCCCACTCATGCGGCACGAAGCCGATGGAGGTGCAGTTGAGCACGTGGTTCTGCCACAGGCTGTAGTAGCGCGCGGCATCCGACTCGGCAATATCGGTAAGCCACTGCCAGGTCGCTGTGACGTGCCGCATGTACTGGGCCAGCTTCTCCGTGAAGCCAATCGGGATCTCGCGGTACATGTGCATCGGCATCACCACGGGGTTCTTCTTGTATCCGTCCGTGACGATCATGCCGTCAGAACGGATGACATCATCGTCTCGGTCGATCGAAGAACTCGTGATGACGCACGAATCAGTCGGGCGGCCTTCTGAGAGGAACTTACCGGCGATGTGGTGGATGTCTTTCACCACCCCGCCAGGATCGTCCCTCGTGACCGCGCCATATTTGAACACGGCATCGACTTCTCCGCGTTGCAACGCATCGAACAAGGCTCGCCCATCCAGGACGAGGTGTTGAGCCTCGCCCCGGATATGCGCTTCCGTCATGCTGCGTCGCTGTGCCTCAACCATGGCTAACCCCCTAGTCCTCGTAGGTCGCCGTGAACTCAACCGCCCACACCGGGTTATTGGTAGACGCGGTGTCATTCGTACACATGATCGCAATGACATCGCCCGGATCGAACGCCAACGCCGACGCCAATGTGAACGTGTCGCAAGGCTGCGAGGCCGTCCAGGTCTGAGCCGCCGTGAAATCGCCATCCGTGAAGTTCCCTACGATGAAGACGATGGCCTGGTCGTGGACCGTCGTGTGCATGTTCGCAACGCGGACCTTCGTGATCTCCATCTTGAACGGTGCCGGAAGCCCATCCGTCGGGAATGGCACGATCGGCTCGTCCTTATTGGTGTCGTCGATCACCGGGGTCTGGGTAAGCTGCGCAGCAGTGATAACGCACTGAACCCAGTACGCCTCTTCGCCATCATAGGTGGCTACCACCCAATCGGAAGGCGGGACGAACGTGATCTCGCCCGTGCGCTGAAGCGGCCTGAGACCATTCTGCGCCGTCGCGTCCGTGCCATCGTAGACAGTCAGGTCCGACCACGTCCCTGCGCCAGTGCTGTACTGCCACTTTGCCCCATTCGCGGCCCACGTAGCCAGCGCCCCGTTGTTCGTGGCAAGGTCGTTGAAAGCGAAGGCGCAGAACTTCTCATCGAAGCCAACCGCGAAGGCGTCGCCCGCCTCTTCGGCGTCGGCGTCAGGGAGCAACTGGTAGTTGATCGCCCAGTCCGCACCAGCCGTGAGCAACGCTGATGTCTTGAGATCGTCCCATGTCGTAGTGCCAAAGTCATAGACCTTGCACAGGACATCATTCGCGCCCGCAGCGCCGTCATTGTAGTCATAGGTCGTTACGTCAATCGCGCCCGCGCCCACAAACCCGCCGCCGTTGGTCCCGACTGCGTCGGTATCCTCGCCAGCGAGACCCCCATGGAACGGGAAGACGGTCGTGAACGTATTCGTGACGAGGAAGTCCGCCGTCGCATCCACGAAGTCGGGAATGTTGATCGCCGCAGCAGCATTGGTCTGGTTGTCCGAATCAACGGTAACGTCTGCGTCGCCGTCATCGACCACGAAGCTAGCCGCTTTCACGGTCGACTCGGAGTTGACCCCGTGATCCCAACCAGCCCCGATTGAGATGAAGTCCTCCGTCGCTGCTGTTCCGGTCAATGCACCAGCCCGAATCCCGTACAAACTCACCGTGTCATCGCCCGTGATCGCTGCGACATCAATCAGCGCAACAACATTGGTCCCTAGAGTGGCTGCGCCAATCGTCGGCGCGAAGTAGAGCCCTCTGTATGTCGAGGCCACGGCTGTCGCATAGATCGGCGTCGTAAACGTGAGGTCGATTAGATTGACGGTATTCGCAACAGTCGGGATGCCTACCGTTGGGCTAATGTCGAGGAAGATGCTCGTCGGTGTGTTCGCGGCGTGGACCGGCACAGAACCCGCGATCTCCACATAGGTCTTGTCCGACCCCGCCGCAGCATCCGCTGCATCGAGCACCAATCCCGCCGTCGATGTAGACGTAGAGATCGTGCCGCTCGTCGCGCCACTGAATACCAGCGCGCCCGCAGCTTCGTCGATCGTGACATCGCCTGCTGTGATGCTATCCTCAACGTCGAGGTCGGCGTCTGCCCCAGTCAGCGCAACAGGGCTCGCGGAGGTAATCCCTTGATCCCAGCCCGCACCAATAGAAACCCCGTATGCCGTGCCAAGCCCGTCGCTCGTTCCGATCTCAATCCCGGTCACGTTGACCTGCGCGTCACCCGTGTAGTTGGCGATCTCAATCATGTTCACTTGGTTCGTCCCAAGAGTTGCGGCCCCGATGGTTGGCGCGAAGTAGATACCCCGGTAATCAGAACTCACAGCCGTTCCATAGACCGGTGTCGCGAACGTCATGTCAATCAGGTTCACCGTGTTTGCAACTGTTGGGACGGCAACCGTCGGGTTGATGTCAAGGAAGATCGAGGTTGGCGTGTTCGTAGCATGTGCCGGTGTAGACCCTGATACCGTGACATAGCTCATATCCGAGCCTGCCGCAGCATCAAGTGCGTCAAGCGCCAGCCCAACACCTGCAGTGTTCGTCGAGATCGCCGCGCTCGTCCCTGCGCTGAAGACCAACGTCCCGACTGCCTCATCAATGATGATATCGCCAACCGTCAGCGTATCGTTGATGTCTGCGTCGTCTGTTGAGACAAGATCTTCCGCGCTGATCGTGGAGGTCGTCACAAACGGAGACGCAAGGTCAACTGCCCGATCCCATCCTGCACCGATAGAGAGGGCGTACTCGGTCGCTCCAGTCCCCGTCAATGCGCCAATCTTGATCGCATTCAGGGTCACAAGGTCGTCGCCAGCGATCGCCGCGACCTCGATGAGGTTCACCGCGTTCGTCCCGAGGGTGGCATTGCCAATCGTGGGCGCGATGTAGATGGCCCTCGTATTAGACGCCACTGCTGTTGCCCACGCCGGAGTCGCGAATGTCAGATCAATCAGATGCGAGTTCGTCGCGCCCGTGTTGATCGCGAACGTCGGAGTGATATCGAAGAAAACGTTGCTGTGCGTAGCCGCCGTGTGTATCGGCGTTGACCCCGTGATGGAGACATAGGTCATATCAGAGTCTGCCGCAGCGTCTAACGCATCGAGGACCAGCCCTACTCCAGCCGTGCTTGTGGAGATCGTGGCTGATGTAGCACTGCTGAACACGAGGGTTCCAACGGCCTCATCAATCGTCAAATCGCCACAGACAAGAGCGTCATTAACATCGGCGTCATCGGTCGAAACCAGGTCTTCCGCCGATAGGGTAGAGGTTGAGACAAACGGCGAGGCCAGATCGATTGCCCGGTCCCAGCCAGCGCCGACACTGAAAGCGTATTCCGTCGCAGCAGTGCCGGTAAGTGCGCCGAATCGGATGCCGTAGAGCGATACCTGCGCATCGCCGGCGATCGCGGCAACGTCAAACAGCGCTACCGTATTAGTGCCCAATGTCGCGTTCCCAATCGTCGGCGCGAAGTAAATGCCTCTGACGTTCGATGTGACTGCCGTCGCCCATGCGGGGCTAGAGAACGTCATGTCGATGAGGTGGACGTTCGCCGCCGTCCCGGTAGGAATCCCAATCGTCGGCGTGATGTCGAGGAAGATGTCCGTCCCCGTCAGCGTGGCATGAGCGGCCGTCGTGCCGCTGATCTCAACAAACGTCGTTGCGGTATTGGCCGCTGCTGCCGTTGCTTCAAGGTCCAGTCCACCGCCTACGGTTGTGTTGGTGATGTCGCCGCCTTGCACGTCGATATCGCCAGTCAAGGACAGCCCGCCCGTGAGGGCAATGGCCCCCACAAGTTCGATATTTGTTTCCGTGATCGTCAGAGTTGTCGCCGATGTGTAATTGTCGAACGTCGCCCCACCGATCAAGTCCATCCGCCCAAGCGGCGTGATCCCCCAGATCACGTTCTGCGCCTGAGCGCCCGTAGTAGCACGAAATGCGATCCCGCCTTGGTAGTCGCTCGCCGTCAGCGCATAGCCGCCGAACCCAAAAGCGAGGATGATCGCGACCAACGTCGCTACCTTTTTCATTCCTCTTCACCTCCGTTGTTTGCTGGCGTCTCGCCCATGCGGACCATCTTGGGATCGACCCAGACATCATCCATCCCCGGCTTTTCGATCCTCGGCAAGCCCATGAACTCCCGAACCTCGTTCGGCACTGTCCAAAGTTCCTTGAGGTATCGACCGGCCCTCGTGCGCAGCAAGATGTCCTCTTGCAGCGCGTCAATCGTGCCTACGTTGAACATCAGGCTGTATCGTTTGTCGCCATTGAGCAGTTGCCTTGTCAGAATAGATTCGATCTTCCCCAGCCTTGGCAGAACAGTGTTCAAGTAGTACAAGCGGGCCATCGTCATTGCCGACGCCCTGTTCGCGTCCTCGTAGTCGCCCATGACGATCGACGGGACGCCGTAGCAAGCCTGGACCTCCTTCTTTGTGAAGTTGCGTAGTTCCTGGAAGCCCATGTCCTTGTGAGTCGGCGTCAGAGCCTGATATTTCGTGCCCTGCCCGAGGATCGCTACTTGGTGCGCCCGCCCTGGCCCCCGGTAGCGGTCGTTCCACACCGCCCGCATCATGTTCACGTCATCGCGGCTCAGGCGTTCGTCCGATGAGAGCAGCCCCCCCGGTGTCGCATCGTGCTCGAAGAACAGCCGATTCCAGTCGATTGCCTTTGTCTCCGAGATGAGTTGTGTCCGCAGCACCCGCGCTGCCGCCATTCCGTAGAACGGGTTGAGTGGCGCGAAGTACATGAAGTGCATCATCTCGTCCCAGTTGAAGATAACCGGCTTCGCGGTGCCCTGGTAGATATAGCCTGCGACCAGGCGTTTCTCCCCAGGGACGACAACGACCGAGCGCGGATCGACCTTCGGCCAGAGCGCCGACGGCAGCCCATTCTTCGCCCCCGACCAGATCTTCTCAACGTAGGAGTTGCCGTCCGTCTCAAGAACGATGACAATTGCTTCGAGCAAGTCCTGTTGGGTCAGATCAGCCTCGGGGTTGGGGTCCGCCAGTAGGTCGAGTACGGGGTGATCGTCGATTAGCTCGACCTTCTCCGCTGCCTTGTATTCGCTAAGAGCCTCGCTCCAGTTCTTGATTTCCCCCTTGAGGTCTTGCTTCACGAACCGGCAGATCGACTTCGGTTTCCTGGATCTCCCACGATGCTCGGCAACGACGATCGGGATGTCGCTGATCGACATGCCGATGGCTTTGGCCGCCGAGTAGACCCATGAGTTGTAGTAGTAGGCATAGATGAGGTCATATGTCATCGTCGGTCGGCCGACACTTGACCCCAAGTTGGTGGGAAGTGCCCTCGGCGTAGACCCACCCTTGAACTCAACCGTGCCTAGACCGCGAGCAAACCGCGATAGGATGCCGCTTGTTGAACTCATAGTTCCTGTTTACTGCCTCTCCATCCGCACCCGGCACACTCTCTACAAGAAGTGATGCGCGGCCCGTCCTCTAGGTCTGCTCCGCATTCGCACCGCTCCGCTAGACGGGCATCCGCCGCGCATTGGAACATCTGGCTCTCCATTTGCGAGATGTGCGACATGACCTGCGCCCTGTAGTACCGAAATGCACCGCTTTCGCGCCCGCCACCCGCACTGAGAGTCAATTCTCCGAGGTCAAGAATCCGTTTCATCGCCGCGAGCGCAATCTCGTGAAGCCGCCTTGTGAGCATCCAACCACCTCCCTGTCAATAGAAGCGCCCCTCTCGCACACCGACACAACACACGAGAAGGGCAACCTCCGGCGGTCGCGCCTGATTCGGGTATACATCGCGGATCGCAGAATGTCAAGCGTTGGCAAAGCGGATGTAAGATCTATGTCAAGTTTTGTGAAGTGGCACTGAACAAACAGGAAGGCGGGCCGCGCACTACACGACCCGCCCAATCGGATGGAGCTGAGAGACCCCGAGGGGCCTACACTGGGACTGCTTCTTGGATCGCCCTTGTGATTGTCACGGTCCCGCCGTCGCATGAGTCAAACTGGATGTCTTGCGCCGTCAGGATATACGGGCAGAACGAAAGATTGATGCCAACTTGGAAGAAGGAAGGTTCGCCCATCCCCGAGACGATCGCCATCGCCATCGCCATCTGCCCGTCTGGCGACATGTAATGGACGCCGCTGATGGTTCCCTCAATGTTCGGGGCTCCCTGTTCAGCCAGCGCCTGCCCTGGGATTGAGCTGATGTGCCCGCCGATGGACCTCTCAAGTACCCGACCGAGCATCTTCGCCCGGATCTTCATGTCGCTCGGCATAAGCCGCCTCCCTATTCCATCCAGCGACGGCCAGCGCCGTCGTGTCGCTCCACGGCCCCGCCTGACCGCATTTCTTGCACTCCATGCGGAACTCATTTTGCCACTCACTGCCGTTCTTCACTCGCTTCGAGTTCATCTTCGGGACTCTGCCGCACACACATGGCTCCGCACGGTGTTGGTATCTGCGATCACTGTACCGCATCCGATGTTGCCCCCTTACAGGAGTTCGATGTCTGGGAAGTGCTGCCGCATCAGAGCCACAAGTTGCTGGTCAACCAAGTAACTAGCACGGCGTCCGACTTCAGGCGGCAATTGCTCCTTGCGCTCTTTCTCCGCCGCGACTGCAACGGACAAAGCATTCGACCCATACTCTATGACGATCTTCCGCCCGTCTCCCAACGTCCCCTCCCACCGCGAGGGGTTCCGCAGATGCGTTCTTCGTAGAGCCTTGACGATCATCTGACCTCCCATGCGAAGAGACAAGCGCACCCCACTGCCGGATAGTGGGAGTGCGCAAACGAGAAGAGATGGTGCCAGTGTGCGTCCCCACGTATATCCGAACAACGCGCCCCTGTCAACTACCCAGAGTTCTCAGCGGCGACCGCCTTCTTCTTCGTCCCACCAGACTTCTTCTTGGCGACAGGCTTCGGAGTCACTGCGGGGGCCTCTGTAGCGGGCGCGTCGGTAGCCTGCGGGCTCACAGAAGGCGCAGCAGCACCAGGATCAGCCTCGACCACGCCAATCACTTTCCCGTCGTTGGAGAGGGTCGTGACGGTCCCGTCGGTGATGATGTGCTCGGGGTCGGGCCGCTTGTCCGTCGTCACCGTAACGACAACAACCTTGGCGCACGGGAACGCTACAGAAGCCTTCTTCGATGTCGTCCCCTTGGGCAAGCGCGGGTCTCCCATGCCCACTGCATTCTTCAGCCGCATGTGGGAGCACGTCCGAACGCCCTTGAGTAGTGTCTGCGATCCGTCCTTACCGTCAATCCTGATCTGCATCGCTCGCCTCCTGGGCCTCTTGCTTTGTGATCTCGTCAAGCTGCTTGCGCAGCGCCTCGGCGTCCTCGCGCTTCCTGCGGAGCTTCTCGCGAAGGAATGCCTCCTTCTTGTCGAAGACGCGGACCACCTTCCCGCAATTTTCGCAGATCTCTCGCAAGAGCCCCCACTCATAGAGCCAGAAGCCGGTTGGCTCTACCAGCCTCGTGCGTCCATGCCGACACCCCGCCATCTTCTCGACAGCCTCAAGCCGCTTCTCGATCTGTGCGCGCCATCGTTGCATCGCCACACCACCTCCTCTGCTGATTATACCACACCCCTCCGCCAAACCAAAAGGCTTGACTTGTTGCACACGTCGTGCTATACTCCCAACACAAGGAGGGACACCATGAGAGAGCGGTGCATGAACTGCGGCTGGACCGGAACGGAAGAGGGCAAGCTCCACTATGGGATCGCGGGGATGAAGGGGCCGGGCTTCTGCCCCGATTGCGCTTCGGATGAGTTCGAGGAGATCGCGATCTGCTTCATCGAGGAGGCCGACGATGCATCAGCACTGTGACGGGACCGGACCAGCGAGTGAGGAGGGAGGCGTGATGGAGACGGAGGCGATCAAGGAGTGTCCGTGTTGTGGCGGACTCGCCGCAATTGGAGAAGTGCCTTATGGGGAGAAACAAGGCGGGCGGTACGTCGAATGCACGCGGTGCGGACTGACAACGCGGCTGATGTATCCGAGCAAGGATGATTGTGATCCGGAACTTGTCGAGACATGGAATGATCGCATAGAACTCGCTGCGCTGGAGGCGAGGATTGCGGAACTGGAGGGGGCAGCGTTACTTGCCTACGAATGGAGCGCATACGTCGCGGCATCGAAGCTGCAAAATACGCAGGAGTTCCTTGACGGCCTTTTCGAAAGAGGCGACAAAGTACAAGTGACTTTGAGAGCCGCCCTCTCCTCCTCTCCGAGCGGGATGGTGGCGGCGGCGCTCGTGGAAAGGAGAGGATTGTGGAGTTAGAGGAGGCGCTGAGGGAGCTAAGCTTATCCGCCGATGCCCTGCAATGCATGTGCGACCAAGAGGATCCAGACGTTATCGCTGTACGGCTGAGCATAGATGACGCCGAATCCGCCCTCGCCGGAGCGAGCGGCATGGCCGCCGTCGAGCTGAACCAGGAGGTCGATTGGGATGCCTAAGCCAATAGCGGAGGAGCGGGCGAGACGGAAGGCCGGCGCGATCGTCAATCGCTGGATGGAGCCAGTATACGGAGACGCAGAGGAAGACGATGGCTTCTCGGTCATCCTACGCGGCGATAACGGGCGCAAGCATATGTCACTGTTGCAGGACTGGATTACGATGAACATTCTCGGTACGGAACGCGCCGCCCGCGCCGACGCGTTCGAAGAGGCGGCGAGGGCGTGCATAGTGAAGGTGCCTCGCCCGGCAGGCTACCATGGCCAGTGGGAGGGCTACGGCTCTTGGGAGGGCGACATGACGGGGCCGGAGTGCGCTGCCGCGATCCGCGCCCTGGCGAAGGAGGAGTGATGCCGATCAATCAGGCTGACACGGAATACTGCGCCCGCTGCGGCGAGGCGCTGGGATCTTCATCGGCACATATCAGAACGGATGGACCCTACTGCATCCCGTGCGCAATGATCGTTGCGCAGGAACGTACGGAGAAGAGGGCGGATGAGGCACAAAAGCCCTGAAACCGTGCGGCGGGCCATTCTGCCACACAGAACGGATGAGTCAACCTACGGCGCTGGGACTCCCTCAGTTGCTCCGGCTCCCACGGAGCAGCTTGCTCGTCGCTTGCTCCGCGCGGTCCTCCAAGATCGACCTCACCACGTCACGGAGCAGATCATCAAGGTCTATCTCCTCCTCAAACCGCTCCGGCATGGCATTTCTCCCTCTTAGATGTTCTAGGAACGTGCTCATCACACCAGAAGAACGCAGCGACCACCTCAAACTCGCGCCACTCCGGAACCTTATCCCACGACCATCTCGGCTTCTCTCTCACTTCTCTCGTCATAGAAGTCGCAGGTCGCCCACAACAAACACAACAGGCATTCTCATGGATCGTGTCGTTCGTGGCGCTCGTTCCCACCATCGCTTCTCATCTCCTTCAGTCGCCACGTCGCTTTTCAACCAGCCGGTAGCGGCTCGCTGTCTGCGTCAGCCACTTGCTGTCTCGCGGCGTCCCCGTTAGCATAAGGGTGAAGGATGCCGGGCTCCCAAGTTTCGGGATTTCGACACACTCGCTCCCGCCATAATCGGGCCGACCATCTGGCGTCATGGCGAGAGGATCGACGACGGAGTACGGTCCTCCTCCCCCCGGACCGCCGCCAACCTCAATGATCTCTTGGTTGAAGTGCGCACGGGTTAGATCCATCGCCAGCTCATCCGCCTTGTCCGTCCAGATCCGAAATGAAAACGGCGGGAAGGCATATGGTTCTCTGAGCGCATCCACAACGAACTTCGCCACGCACTCAAACGCATCTGTCTTCCAGCCGCTCGCCCACGGCACACCGCCCATGAAGTCAAGATCCATCGTCATCTCCAATCAACCATCCCGAAAGCCACCATACGAACAACACTAGCACCAGAATTAGTAAAAGGTTGATCATCCCGCCATCTTCCCTCTCTCCTGGTGCAGCCCGAAATCCCGCGCCTTGATCTTCACCATGCGCCCGTCTGCATGATGCCAGACTACACCCTCAACACCAGCCGTCGCCAGCCACTCGCGTAATCCATCAAACGTGCGCGGCGCATCCAGCGGATGCTCGCCGTGTGGAATCAGAACATGCCCCTCAAAGCCTTCTGGGTTGCCATTCACCTTCGGCCCGCACAATTCGTGAGTGCCGTCTGGCTGTTCCCCACTGAACGCCTCTCAATGGCAAGCATCTTCCGGGCCGTCTCCAACCGGCACCCAACACCCACTCCGCGCCCAGGACGACCTCGTCGCGCACAAGCCGATCCCCATCGTAGTTCCTCTGATACAGACTGATGATCTTCTTCATCCGCGACCTCCCTTCCGCCGCCACGCCGCTCGCCTACCAGCAGTGCCCACGATCTCGGTATCTCCCGCCTACGGACTCGTTCATCGCAGATCCATTCACGGCAGCCACCTCTATTCTACCACGATCCGTGTTGCATAACAAGCCCGGATCAAAACGTTGCCCCACCCCGCCACACAGCCCATGCTCCCAACCATCCCGCGCTGGGACTCC